CAGCAACGATGTTTCCGATGTCATTTGATTTAAGCTTTTGAAAATCATCTTGGCCATAAAAGTAAAATGTGGAACCAGTCTGCTTATGAGTTATTTTAAATGGAGAGACAGTGCAATCGAACTGATCTAACATGCCAAATTTTCCTAATGCCCATTGAATTTTTAGGAAAACAGAGTCTCGAATTGTATTGGCCACTTTACGAATTACGACAACGTTTCCTTTGCGACCTAATGTAATATGACCAATCACCATATAAACTAGTAATAACGCAATCACAGACGATTTAAAACTATTGCGCCCACCTTTTAAGATGTTGTATGGTTTCTTAGTCGTCCACACTTTACGAAAATGAGGATTGACTTCTTTTTGGATATCAACAACTTTATTCGCCATCATCATCACTCCAACCAAGCATCAACAATGGTTATATTAGTATCTGTACCCTGCTTTTTGGATAAATCAAGGCGCTTAAGGAGTAAGTCAGCAGCTTTAATAGAATCAGATATTTTGCCAGGAAAGGCAACAACTTGAGGCTCTTCTGTTTCAACAACCATCTTCTTCAGAACACCCTCATCACCAGTCGGAACCCATTGCTCTGTTTTACTACGTAAAGTGACTACTGTATGTTCATCTTCTTGACGACTAAATATACGAGTTAAACCTTGAAGTATTTCTTCTTGAGTTGCAACCCTTCCAGCAGAAAGAACTCTCATTCTGTCATCAATATATTTTTTTACGCCAATAATCGCCAATAACTTATAAGATCCTGCTCTAGCATAATTATTACTATATCCAGCATCTAATGCAGATTTTTCTATAATTCCTGTTTCAATAAAATTATCTGCAAAGCGCCTCTGCTGTTCTGTAATTCCATAGTATTCAAGGACATCAGTAATATCTTCTGTACCATCATTTACTATATCATTTGGTGGGTCATTCACCGCAACGGAGCGTCCCTTTTTAATCGGAGCGCTCTCTTTGGAATCGGAACGCTCCCAATTGTCTTGTGATTTCCACTTTCTGACAGTTGAAGGACGTTCTCCTAATTCTTTTGCTATATCCACTAAAGGGCGTTCTTTATATTCTAGCCATAATTCATAGGCTTTATCTCTATTAGGATTTCTTTTTCTAGCCATTCATCATTACACCACCTCGCATCCTTATTTTTATGTAATAAAAAGGAGACTACTAAGAGTCCCTTTACTATCTTTTATTTAAATCATCATTACCATCTAAATATTCAGCATCTTCTAATCCGAAAAAAATTAATAATTTTCTCTTGAAGTTCTCAAAATCTTCGTCTAACTTTCCTATGGTACTTAAATAAATACCTGAAAAGATATAGATTATAATTGGATAGAACCACCATTTAGTAAATATGCTTGATGAATTATTCGATGATTCTTTGACAGTATTAATAACAGTTAGAACTGCTCCAAAAATCACAACTGTAGTTAATATAAAATATACTATCAAAAATAATTTTGACTTCTCTCTCTCAATATGATTATTTTCTTTTGAATCAACAACAATATTATTTGCAATTTTCTCTAAAGACGAAGTTATCATCAACTTTGTATCCATAGGAATATAACTAGACTTCAGTACATCAGTAATCAAATCTTGTATCATCTGCTCTGATGTTCTCACATATTTATTTCTTATCCCATATTTTCTAGAGATCGAAGTTATTAATATATTTACAGTTGATAACGTAACTTCACCACCTTCAGAAACAATATTCCTAAGGATATTTAATACTTCTTTATTAACTTTCATTGCACTGGTTTTTCTCTTAGATTGATCAATCAAATTTGTAATATGAAAACTAATGGGAACCAGAATAATTCCGCTAATAATAGTTACCCCAATTTCAGACATCCAACGACTATTAAAAAATTCCAACATTAACACCTCTTATCAATAATAATATTATTATCTAAGATATTAATTGGAAAGTAAATACATACTACAAAAAAAGACACCTCTATGAGATGTCAATTGACTAATAACTTTAAGCAAACACCGCTAGTAT